CTATAAAGATATCACCTTTCTCTACATCTTCCATAAATCTGGTTCTTGAATAATTTGCATAACTTAATCCATGTTGTCTTAAATACTTATCATATTCTTTATTGAAATCAACAGAGAATAATGATGAATATAAATAAGGGTTTAAATGGAATAAGAATTCAAAATATGTAAATGCTGTTCTTCTTATACCAGTTTTTTCTCCAGTGATAGTAAATACTTCACTTACTTCTGTAGAATAGAATAAGGCATCATAAAGAGTTTTCATCAATTCATAATCTCTTCTCTTATCAATAATCTTAGTAAGATAATAATTAAGAAGAGTTTTTAAATCTTTTATATTACGATAAATATCATTAATTGCTTTTACCTTATCAGAAGCAGTAGAAGTATCTTGCTCTATGATATTGATATAATTAACAAATTTATCATAATCAGCTGGGTCTAATATCTTTTTAACTCTTTCAATCTTCTTAACAGTATCTGGGTCAGTTGGTTTAAGATAATCAAAATTGAATTGGAAAGTATCTGGTAATAAACCATCTTTAGGAGACTTCATAAAGTTAATTAACTGATTCTTTAAATTCTCACTATCTGCATTTTTATCTCTAGCAGATGGATTAAAGAAATAATTAAAATTAAACTTAAGAGTATCTAAGTTATAATCATATTGCTCATGGTTTCTAACATAATCCAATACTGATATAACTTGAGTAGGAGTTGATATTATTTCTCCATATAATTTATGCTTACAAGCTGTAAGACATAATAAAGTCACTATTATATCAAAAATAGGAATAGGAGTTTCTCCTGTTATCTTTGGTAATTTTATAGTAACATCAGTTAAGTCATTTCTTTTCTGTAGAAGTAATTTAAGCATTATTATATTCTCATACATGATATCTGTCATCTTATAAGAAACACCCATACCTAAATATTTACTCTCTACGAAGTTATATGTATTTTCCCATATTCTTCTTTCAAGATTCTGGTCTTCAATCCAGAATGGGTCATTTTTGACTACATCATTATACTCTACATGGTTAGCCTGTTTATCAAAAGTCAATAAGAAGTTATCATCCATTACTTCAAACTTCTGGAAGTATAACTTATACATTGCTTTGTAATCAGGTATCTTTTCTACTTCACCAGTATCTGTATTAAATCTAGTAGTCCATTTTACTATTGGTACACCATAAATATCAAATAATCTTTCTTTAGCTAAGAAATACTTATATACTTTGATATTTGAAAATCCTAATAAGTTAGATATATTGTAAATAACTTTATCAGTAGCTTTATTCTGTATTAACATATTTAAGTTTCTTAATAAGTTATTTTGTGTATCTTCATCTATATTAAGATTATATGGTACATTATATGCTTCATAAAGCATTTTAACTGCATATATATCAAAGAAGTTTCTATTGATGTAAGAAGATAACTGTTGAGCATTTATCTGTTGTAATGTCATTACCATTATCATCATTGCTATTACATTATCATACTTATTAAAAAAACTTCTGTATTGATATACATAAATTACATTTATAAAATATTCTCTACATTGCTCATATATTCTGATAAATTCATCTATAAGAACATCTTTTACTGATGATTCTTTTAACTGGATTATTTGGAAGTTCTTAGCAGTTCTAGCAATATCAATAGATATTCTATTAGAACCTATGAACTTTAAATACTTCTTACTAGGATTCTTTTTATACAATTCATCTATATATCCATAACCCTCTATAATAGAAATATAATAATCTCCTTGACCAGAACTTACAGAATTATAATAATCTTGAATACGATGAATAGGAATATCTGCCCTTAGATTATAATTAAGAATTATATCTTCTGGAGGATATAAGAAATTTTTATCTCCTATATCAGGATATCCATTCAGCATTCTATAATAATTATTTTTTTCCTCATAATTCTTTATAATAGAATTTCTTCTCATCTCCAATAAAGGAGTTCTGAATTCTTGTGGTATTTTATTAGTTTCACCTCTTAAAGCACTATGAATAATACTATCTAAGAAAATTCCAACTTCTCTCATTTCATATTCAGTATAATCTAAATATGTCTCAAATGTATCTCTTTTATGCAAAGCATCTAAATATTCATCTGCTTTCATTTTAGATTCAAAAGTTTCATTATCTTCAGCAGTACCAGTGTACTTAATGGTGATATGCTTTAATAACACATTGAAGGATTTGTACAGATTAGTCAATGGATTGACATTATTAGTGCTATTGAAATTTTTCATACTGTAATCCTTTCGTTTAGTTTAAAATCTTATTTTATTGTGTGAAGACAATAAAATTAAGCAGAAATAGAAGTAAAGGACGGTGAATGAGACTATGCCGAAAAATTTGCCAGATATTATTTATGATAAAAATAATATTACACCTATATTAGACTCTACTAATTCTTATTATAATATCCCTATGTATAAAGATATTGATTATTTATCTAACTATGAGAATTATGTAGCCTTTGTAAAAGGTATAGAGAAAATGGTAAGAAATGATGATAGATATAAGAAATATATTAATTATCTAAAAAAGAAAGTAAAACTTGATAAATGTCAAGTATTAAAAAATGTAACTGATGAAGATGCTACTATAGAAATGCATCATGGACCTATATTTACTTTATTTGATATATGTGCTATTGTATTAGAATATTTCTTAATAAAGAAATGGAAGATATCTACATTTAGAGTTGCTAATGTAGTATTAATGGAACATCAACAAAATAGAATAGGGGTTGTTATGGTTTCATCTACTATTCATGAAGCAATTCATAATGGAGAGATATTTATTAATTATCATCAAGCTTGGGGTGATATAGCAGGATTTGTTAATAAGTATAATATTGCAATGAGTGATGAATATAAAGAGCAATTAAATAAATACATAGATAGGTCATTATTGTATGATAGTACAGATTTCTCTGTATTAGATTTGAATAAAGAATTGAAAAAATAAAAGGAGAGTGGAATACGGTTTATCGCCGTATTCCACTTGACAAATGAAAAATTTATTAAAAATTATATATGAATGTTACTTTCTGATGGTAGCCGGTTTTTAAAGTGTTTGGGTGATGATATTCCGACTACCACCATTACATACATGTAGTATGAAATATATTTTTATACAAATTTCCTACTTACTGGCTAATTACTTCTTCGCACTCGACCTTTTAGATTCTTTTCTTATTTCTTCTTCAGCTCGTTTTCTAATTCTTTCAGGAGCATTCACATACTCTCTGGGAACCCAAAATAGAAATTCTCTCATAAAATTCAACACTTTATGCTTTCTATAGAACTTAGTCCAATACTTAACTTTTTCAACCCATCCATCGTCGATTCTTTTTAGAAACGCTTTATATTCTTCAGAGTCACGATAAGTATCTCTTTTCTTTGTAGTTTCAACTTTCTCTACTTCTTCCTCATCATCCCATACCGAGGTATCTTCTTCATCTCTCAGATGTGCTAAATCTGGGAATACATACTCAGGTACCATATCTCTATAGGTACTTGACGCCTGAAATAAATCTCTGTCAAACATATCTTCAAACATAAATATTTTTTTCCTTTCGTTAATTAAATACTTATATATTTACATTACTAAGCTGTACAAAATAAAATTTAATTTTACATACCGTTTATTTCATTAAAGAAATCTAATGGTATATCATAGGAATCATCATCATCTACGAAATCAGAACTTCTCAGAATAGAATTATCTATTAATTTACTCTGATGTAATTTATATGTATCTTGTTGAGCTTGTTTAATAGCTTCAGCCATCATATTATCCCAATTCAAAACTTCATCAGATGCTTTTTCTTTTTCTTTTCTTTCTTTTAACTCTTCTACTAAGACTTTATCTACAAGATTGTAAGTTTCTGGTTCAGGAACATACAAACCAGAATTGTCAAGGTCTTCGTCTCTAGCGGCTTTACTGATTCCAAATGCTAGTAAGTTATTACCATGGTAATATACATACAAAGCTATCAAATATGACATAATGGAATCATCATGGACATTTTATCTATCACATCTCTGTGTAGCCAGACTATATCTTCATTATATATTCTATTACCGAATATATAATGCCTCCCGTTTCCATATATTTCTATATGTACTCTACTCGCTTCTTCATATAAATATTTCTTCTATACTATGCTTTCGATAGTCGTTGAACCTTACTCTTAATTAAAAGAGTCTTGGCTGCTGATTGTCTTTCTCTTAATAGAGTTAAGAGTTCCCAGCAATTAAAGAGGTTTATCCAGATCTCCAACACGAAACCTGGTCCACTTTCGACTTTGCCATTTGACTTCCTTACCAATCTACTTAAGTCTCTTATTATATTATGAGTTACAAATTTTTCTTTATACTCTGCAACATGTCTTGCGAGTATAGCCATCATATCTTCTCTTGATTGATTACTTGTATAAACACCATAGTATGATTTCATACTAGCATTCCTTTTAAGTATAGACTCTACTGTCTCATTAGATGTTAATTTATCTTTAACTAAGTCTAATGATTTATCAAAGTATAATCTAGATATCAATTCAGAATGATATAAATGGTCTATTATTCCATCACCTATTGAGTTTCTTTCTATGATTAAAACACATCTAGGAATTACTTTACACAATTCTTTTATTAATCTCTCATACATAGTTTCTCCTATATATGAAGATTCGAATTCTGCATCTGGTTCTAAAGTAAATGGATTAATAACAGTAATTGCATTGTTATCACCACCAGTACCTGTAGAACAGTCAATACCTACTAGATATGGGGTATGAGGGTTAAGTTTTCTATAAATATCAAACTTATAGTAATCTAATAACCATAACTCATCAATAGGTTTCTTTTCAGAACTTACAATATATTCTATATCCTCTTGAGGGAATGGTGAAGAAGATGAACCATGTAGTCTTTGAAGAAGTATCTCTCTTCGTACAACTAAAGGGTTACCAATCTTTGCAGACATCTCTTGTAACCATTTATCAGTTTTACCTAATTGGATATAAGAATATTCTATATAAAAAATCTTATTACAATCAACACCTAAAGCTTCAAAGTATTTATTCACAGCTTCTTCATTCATATCATATACTCGTTCAGTCCATGTTGCTGTCTTATCAAGTATTAACTGTGCTTCCATACCAGCTTGGGTGTCTAAATCACCTAATTTTGTTAATCTATATATCTCTATATAGTTCAGACTATATCTTCTATTTATATTCTATTACCAAATATAAATAGCCTCCCGTTTCCATATAAGTTAATATGTACTCTACTCGCTTCTTCATATAGATATTTCTTCTAAGATATGCTTTCGATAGTCGTTGAACCTTACTCTTTTGAGTCTTGGCTGCTGATTGTCTTTCTCTTAATAGAGTTAAGAGTTTCCAGCAATTAAAGAGGTTTTATACCCCCAGTGATAGTTTAGGGGTGCATGTAAATATTCGTGCATACATACCATTATTTCGTTTAGCATTTGCTGCCGCAGTTTCATAAGTAGAAACTGAGTTAGAAATGATTGTACCAATATGGTTTGTAAACTCTGGCTCGTCAAAATCAATTTTGTTAATCTATATATCTCTATATAGTTCAGACTATATCTTCATTATATATTCTTTTACCAAATATATAACACCTCCCGTTTCCACTTTCGTGTACTCTACTCATTTATTCTCTTATGTATTTCTCATAAGATATACTTTCGATAGTCGTTGAACCTTACTCTTGTGAGTCTTGGCTGCTGATTGTCCACTTCGGAGTTCCCAGCAATTAAAGAGGTTTGAATAGAGCTGTGTGACCGACTCTATTGGAGCTGTCATACCACGGGCTAGTGATAGACCACTCTCGTATGATGTTGCTTTTGCTTTTGTGATAATAGAGTTTCCGTTTATTGGATTAGAAATCATAGTAGCATTATCTTTACCTTTCTGTAAAGAACCATTCTCATCTACTACAGCATTACCTCTCATATATTCTGGTAATACCCTTATCTGGTCTCCTAATCTTTTTAAATTAGCTTTAGCTTGGTCTCCATCTTTATTAACGAAAATAAATTGTGAGTTTGTAGTTCCAAATTTATATGCCCATGTTAATAAAGCTACAGCTGATTCAGTTTTACCCTGCTCATTATGTTAATCTATATATCTCTATATAGTTCAGACTATATCTTTATCTTATAACCCATTAGCAATTATAAGATACCTCCCGTTTCCATATATTTCTATATGTACTCTACTCATTTATTCATATAGATATTTCTTCTATACTATACTTTCGATAGTCGTTGAACCTTACTCTTACGAGTCTTGGCTGCTGATTGTCTTTCTCTATTGAGTTAAGATGTCCCAGCAATTAAAGAGGTTTTACATTCTATATCACTATAGAAGGAGGCAACATTTCGCCTCGGTAGGCAAAGCCATGAATCAATACCATGGAGTATACAATATGCTTGAGCAATATTTCCTCTATTAGCTTTATAAGCAACAGTAGAACCACCTTGTGTACTAATCCTACAAATTTCTCTAAGATAGTACCAAGGGTTTCTTGCACATTCTGTAAGTACTCTACTAATCTGGTCTCTAGTAAGTGTGGTGTGACCATTCTTATCTACAGCGTGTGGGTCAATATTAATAAGGCTATAATCATATATATTTAACATAAAATACCAATTCTTAATACCTAATTTTTTTAAATCACTCGCTACCTGTAGAAAAGATTTATTACCAGTTCCCAAATCGTAGAACTTATCATTTATTTTAGCTATTCTACCCATTAAGAAAAATCCTTTCTTTAATTTAATTAGCTTTATATAAAAGTGATTAGTATTAATTAATAACCGAAAAAACTTAACTATTAATATACTAAAAAATTTCAAGAAGGGAATTTTTCTAATATGGAAAATATAAAAGAAAATGTAACTGAAGTAACTAATGAAGAGGTAGTTCAGGAAGAACCAAAAAAAGCTGGTTTTAACCATAATGATTTTAAAAGTATTATGGAAATGATTAAGTCTATGGACGAACAGCTTAAATATCTTAAAGATATGAGTGAAGGTCTTGTTAGAAATAATTATGGTCTTAAGACTTCAGTACTTGAAGATATTATCAAGTACGATAAGAAAGAGATAGAAACTATGGATAGAAATACTATGGTAGAATTTCTTTCTAAGTATGTAAATGATAAGAATACTCTTACAGATTTAGAAGCATTAAGTGATGATGAAGTAAGAGAAGAGATGATGGAAGTTAAAAATTCATCATTAGTTCTTTTATCAGCAAAGTCTGGTGCAGATAAACTTAAAGAAGAAAGTAATACTATATTCACAGAGTATATGAATTATGTAACTTCTGATAAAGCAAAAGAGATTAAGAAGAAGAATTTAGAGAATCTTAAGCAGTCTCTTGAATTAGAGAAAGATGTACATAAGAAGAGAGAAATGGAAGAAATGATTAGAGTAATGGAAAGCTCTATGAATTATGATTTCCTCTATGATAGATTCAGACAGCTTGGTGATAAAGAAGTTCAGAATATAAAAGAAGGATTCTTCAATGATAGAAGAGGAAGTTATATCATGGAGAGATTTTATAAGAAGATGAAGATGTTCGGATTCAAACAGGATTTGTATACATACTTCCTTAATATAGAAGAAACTTTCTTAGATGAGAAGTATCACCCATTCAATAACTTATTCCTCTATATCTATGCAAGAATGATAGCATATTCAGACCCATATAATAAGAAAGATGTTATGTTTGTTAATGCTATTAATAGTGGATTAGCAAGTCTTATTTATCATAAGTTTGAGTCTACAGAACAGGAGTTAAACTTTAAAGGAATTATCATGGGAATTGATGATTACTTTATGGGTGATAGAGAGTTCTTTGAAAAGAATAATACAACTTATGAAAAACACCCAGAAAGAATTGAATATGAGGCTGGTAAAGAAGATGCTCTTAAGAAATTCTATATAGAGAAACTTCATAGTTTAGATGTTAATGATTTTGATGAGTCATTATCATCAAAAGAATTAAAAGCTATATATGAAGAGAAGTATAATACATTAGTATCTACTCAGGTAGAAGAGTATGATAATGAGCAGAAAGCAAAAGAAGAAGCTGTAGAAGAAGTTGATGCTCCAGTAGATGAAAATACTGAAGTTATGAAACCAGAAATAGTTGAGGTGAAGTTAAACGATGAAGAAAAGAGTGAAGAAGAAACTGTGGAATAGATTCTTTAGAGATATCCATAGAATACTAAGTAGCTTTAGTATAAAACGATAAATAAAAAATAATTTTATTCTAACATAATAGTAAGGTAAGTGCAATTCATTACCTGATTAAAGTAAGACATTAATAACTCCTGTTAAGGTACCGTGACGAAATTTGGGTCGTCACGGTATTTTCTTTCCCTTTTAGCACAGTAAATTAAACTAGAATAATATGAAAGGATTTAATTATGGCTTCATATTTTAAATCAGATGGAAAATATATTTATTTAGAAGCAGATTATGCAGAATTCTATTTACCAGAAGATTATTTTGATGAAACTGGTAAGTTTGCAGAAGATAAAGGTGATATGATAAGAACCTTAGGTATATTTACTGTAGGTATTTTTGATAAAGATAAATTAAAAGAAATAAAAACTTTTAATGTCCCTACATGGATAGAATTATACTCACCATCTACTGAAAGTAGAATTGTAAATATATCAAGAAATCCTAACGAAGTTAATGAGGTTAAATGTAAAGTAATTAACTATCAAAAAGGTGCAAAGATAATGAGTAGTTCTGTAATTCAGGATAGTAGTAATGCTGAGGATTATATGAATCTTATTATCAAAGGTAAACTTCCTCAATGTATTCCATATAGTAGTATGATGGATTTATGGCAAAAAAATCTAAATCTTAATAATGTAGGATTTGGAGTAATGAATGTAATAGAAGAAATGATATTAGCTACTATGTGTAGAGATAGGAGAGACCCTAGTAAAAAATTCTGTCATGTAGTAACTACGGAACCATTAACAGATTATGATTACAAGATGAATAATGTTAGACAGATATGTCAGTACACTTCTACATTCAATGCTCTTACATTTGAGGATATGGATTCTATGATTACAACATCCCTTAATAGAACAAAAAATAAGGGTGTCGAAACACCTTCTCCTGTTGAAGTTATACTGAAACAGTAGTGTTTCCAAGGGATACGGCAATCAAACATTAAAATAAATCTATAGAGTTTTATAATGAAATAAACTCTAATATTTCAAATTAAGGAGAAATTGAACATGGCACAAACAATACAGATTGTTCCTCGTTTTTCATTTCCGCATATAGAAAGTTATGTGAATGACTACACACAGGTAGCAAATGACGAACAAGTCAATGCTGTTGATGTCTCAGTCATTGAAGCATACGCTGTTAGAGCTCCTAAGGGTGTTGATAATAGATGGATTAGAAAAACAAATAAGGCTGATGCCATTAAGACATTTGGTGATTCAAATTTTAAGAAATATGGTCAGCCATTGATGCAGGCATTAAATGTACTTGATCATAATAACTCAGCTGTATGGATGATGAGAGTCATGCCAGAGAATGCAGCTTATTCTAATGCAATAGTTTCAATTCTTTATAAAGCAGATACTGCAGCTGATACTCCAAAGGCTAGTGATAGAAAGTTTAGAATTAAGCTCGTTGCTAAGAGTAAAGAAAATATATCAACTGCTAAAGCACTTGCTACAGCAGCTAAGGGTACAGAATTCACAGACGCAGATGCAGAAACATATAAACAGCTTCCATTACTTACAGTAAGATATTCAGGAAGAGGTGATTGTGGTAACTTCTACTCATTGAGAATTTCTCAGGCTCTTACATATGAAAAAGAATATGGTATTAAGATGTACAACTTCGAAGTACTTACATCAGAGAAAGGTCTTGTAAAAGATGCTAACTATGTAGGTGCATTAGTTTCTTCTATGAAGTATACTTCAGAAGGTTCTACTCTCATTGATGACGTAATTGATGAAGTCGATATCGATAAGACACCAATCATCGTAAGATGTAATGATGAGACAGTTCAGGCTGTATATGATGAATACGTTAAGTTCATTAAGCAGCAGAATATTGATCTCAAGGCTCAGTATCAGACTGACCTTACTACATACAATATACCAGCAGACCAGTTGAATGGTTCACAGCCAGTTGCTACAGAGCATAAAGAAAATTATGCTAAGCTTATGCAGTTAAGCGAGCTTATAGCAGCTACTGATGTAGACAACATTCCTGATGTTGATATGTTTGACCCAATTTATGGTAGACCAGTTGAAGCAACTGGAGAACTCTTACCATGCGTATATTATCCAAAGAAGCTTACAGCAGATGTTAATACAGCAGCTCCAGGTTATAATTCTAAGGATTATACAAACAGCACAAACCTTGTTACATTTGACTCTATAAAGGGTCTTGTTCTTAAGAACGGTAACAATGGTTACTTTGATACTCCAAGAACAGTTCAGGACGATGGTGGACATCAGACAACTTGGACACTTGAGCAGGAGTATGAAGATGCATTGTTGAAAGCATACAATGGTACTCATGATAGAAGAATTCTTTCTCCTAAGAGAATACCAGTATCTGCATTCTTTGATGCAAACTATCCATATACGGTAAAAAATATGATAGTTGATCTTGCTAAGACAAGAAATGATTGTAGAGTTTATCTTGATACTGGTATTATACCAAGTTTCTCTAACTCTATCGTTAAAGGTCTTATCAAGAATTACACAGTATTTGATAGCCATATGGTATCTGTAGATGTACAGAACTATGAGGTTAGAGAGTACAGCACAAATAAGAAATGTAATGTAACTACATCATACTTCACATCAGGTGAGTATGTTGATCATATAACAGAGAATGGAATGCATATTCCATTTGTTAGAGGTAATTGTACTCTTACAGGACATATCAAGGATAGCTTACAGCCAATCGTTGAGGAGTACGATAATGACCTTAAAGAGAGATTGTACAATAACAGATTGAATTACTTCGAGTGTGTCGGAGAGAATTTATTCTACAGAGCAGTACAGAACACAACACAGAAAGCAGAAACTGACTTACTCGAAGAGTCTGATTCTACTATCCTTTATACATTGAAGAGATTGGTAGAAAGAGATACTGAGAGTCAGATTTATAACTTCTCTGATGAAACTGTAAGAAAGGATTTCGTTGCAGTAGAGAAAGCTAAATATGCTTCATGGATTGGTTCAATAGTTCAGTCTCTTGAGTTCAATTTCGCAACTTCAGAATATGAATTTAACCATTCAATTCTTCATCTTTATTTAGCAGTAGTATTCAGAGGACTTACAAAGAAGGCTATTATTGAGATTGATATCAATAAGCGTCAGTATGTTGCGCCAGCTGAATCAGCAAATGAATAAATAGAAAGGAAATTGGATTAGATGGGAAATACAATACAAAGCGGTATTAAATCGCATACAAATAATAACCTAACCAATTATGCTCTTTTCTTAGGTGGTACAAACGTAATTAACGAAGTTTTAAGATGTTATGACCCTCTTAAGACAGGTTATGGTCGTTTGTTCATGGTAAGAAAACCAGCATTCTTATTGGATCCTCAAACGGGTATACCTCAGCAGTTCAATAAGTTTAAGCATATCGTAGAATATGGTAATACTGAGATTACTGGACTTAACGACGTATCAGTTGAGTTTGGTTCTATCACTGGTGGTTATGTTGGTAAGTCATTTGAGATTCCAACATTTGCTCAGGATAGTACAACAAGCTTTACTGTTACAGTATATGAGTTCTCAGGTTCTCCTGTAAGAGAAGTACTTCATACATGGATCAATGGTACTACAGACTTGATGACAGGTCTTTCACACTACAATGGTTCAAGTCTTGAGAAGCTTCAGGCTAATCAGACAGCAGAGTTTATTTATTGCTCTACAGATGTTACTGGTGAGAATATCGAGTATGCATGTTTGTTTGCTAACTGCTTCCCAGGTGGATTGAATATTGACGTATTCAACCAGCAGGGTGCACAGCACGAAGTTGTTACTACTCAGATTGATTTCCGCTGCACAAAGTATGAGTCAATTCAGATAAACAAGATGGCTAAGGTACTTTTGGATAAGTATAAGATAGTAGCTAACTCTCTTAACTTCTATAGTGGATTTAATGCTTCAGACTTCAATGAGGCTCTTCATTATGATATTAAGAGCGGTAAGATGGTATCTGGTATGGGTAATTCATCTGTACTTAATAGACCACAGAGTATCAACTCTTGGAACTAATATAAATAGATAAAAAAAATAGAGAAGATAGTATAAATCTATCTTCTCTATTAATTTAACTAAAATGATATCTAGGAACATAGAAAATATGCAATCCTAGATACCAATTCTTATCTCTTTTTCTTTCTAGACAAAGAGTGGAAGAATCCTTCTTTAGACATTAAGTCATTATAAGTCCCTTCTTCCACAACCTTTCCATTATCAAGACAGAATATCTTATCGACATTCTTTATAGTGGTTAGTCTATGAGCAACGATTAATACAGTAACATCGTTACTTATATTGTCAATGGCTTTTTGAACTTCAGCTTCCGACTTATTATCTAATGCGGAAGTTGCCTCATCAAATATAAGAAGTTGTGGTTTTCTTATAAAAGCTCTAGCAATAGTGATTCTTTGCCTTTGACCACCAGATAACTTCATACCATTCTCTCCTATATTAGTATCTAATTTATCAGGGAGAGATGATATAAACTCAGTAAGATTAGCATTTTCGATTGCTTCATATATATCACTATCGGATATATCTTCACAACCGTATGTGATATTATCTTTAATAGTACCATTAAAGACTAATCCATTCTGTGGCACTACACCAATCATCTGTCTATAGGTAGACTGATTGATATAATCCATATCAATATTATTCACTTTAATAATACCAGATGTTACTTTTCTGATACCATTTACAAGAGATAATATCGTGGATTTACCACAACCTGAATATCCAACAAAGGCATACTTCTTACCTCTACTGAGACTGCATGATACGTTATCGATAATATTTTTCTTATCATATGAGAAACTAATATTCTCAAATTCAATACTATCGATATTATCTAAGTCGACAGCCCCAGTTTTTTCATATGGGGTATTAATTAAATCTATTATCATATCTAATGTACTCAAAGTATTGCCCAATCTAGCAAATGCTTTGAGAGTATTTCTAATAGATTTGAATGTGTCTTTAGCATAGTTATGTATCAGTGTAAATGTACCAATGCCAATCATACCACTACTTAACAAATATGCTCCACCAATATCAATAATACTGCGGAACATAACCAATATAATATTCATTAACTCATTTACTGAATTAACTTCGCCAAATGCTTTAGCTTTATTATCGGCATCATTGATGAATGTATTATTAGTGTTCTTAAGTATTATATCAGCATTACCATGACTTTTGATAAATGTTGCCATAGCAAATGTATTAGATACAGTACTTAATAACTTCTTAAAGGTCTTATTTCTTTCACGAATCAGTGAATCGAAAGTAGAACCTAAAGTTTTCTGGATAAATATAAATACAGGAATTACTACCAAGATTAATAACCCTAAGAATATACTTATCCTAGTTAATACAACTAATGATATAATTACATTAGTTATATTATACAACACCGATGGTATAAAATCTACAAATACATTAAATGTCATATTCATGACATTATCCATATTCTGCTGAACCATACCAGCGTCATTATTTTCACTGAACTCAATACTTGACTTCAGGATTTTTAACATTATATCTTGTTGTAGCTTGGCTTTTATTGAACCTTCTACTTTACAAAGATATTTGTAATAGATCATTGCGATAAATGCGAATGATAATATTACTACGGTTTGGATACCATAGATTTTCAAAACTTCGGTAAATGGTTTACCACTTACCAGTACACTGACAGCCATTGCAAAGACAATGTTTCTAACACTGTCTGAAAAACTGTCAACTAAACTTAGGGTATAGATTAATAATAATCTTAATCTATAACCCAGGGTGCAACTCCATAGGAATTTAATCCTATCAACTATTCCATATTTCATCTCTCAAATCTCCTTTCATGGAATAAAGTTTTTATTATTACTAATAGATAATATATAACAAAAAAAAACGAAAATACTGGAACATAGAAAATATCCACCAAAAACAAAGAGTTAAACTATTAATACGAAAGGTAGAAATGAAATGATTAGTGTATCATTTGTAAATAATACAATAAAGCCTATCAAAGTTAATGATAGTCTAATTGATATTTTTAATACCGTCAGAGAAAGTGAAAATAGTATTCATCTATTAGTGGGAGATTATATATCTTCTGTAGAAAATAATATGCTTAATGAAGCTGTTGGTCTTGATGTAATTACTGAAGATGCAATGGAACAGAAAAGAAAAGGTATATTTGAGAAAATAGGTGAAGCTATACTAGCGGTATATAAAAAGATTCAAGAATTTATTGAAAAGGTTATTCGTGCTTTCAAAGATTTAATATACAGATTATCACCAATTGAAAAGAAACTCGATATCATTAAGAAAGAAAATCCAGAATTAGCTACTAAAGTATTAGCTGAAATTGATGCTGGTAATATCTCTATAACTGATATGAAGAATCTTGCTGAAGTAGATAAGATGTATAATGATATTCTTGAAGCTGCTAAGAGAAAAGAGATTGATTCAAAAACTCTTAAAGGAAAATTTGAAGCATTTAAAGCTAAGTTTGATGATCTTTTAGATGAGAATAATAAAACTGTAAAGAAGTTGAAAACTGTAGGTACAATAATTACAGCAGCTACTGCTATTATATTTATCAAATCAAATTTTGATAAAGCTGTTAAAGCAGATTTAGAAGCTAAAAAATTATCTGCAGATTGGTTTGATAAAGCTCGTAAAGTTGTAAAGGCTATGGAAGATACTAATAATCAAGCTGCATTGAATACAGATGTTCTTACAAAAGCACAGATAGTATCAAATATAAATAATTATGCTCAGGGTAATTTTGGTAAGATAGTTACTGAAAACGGTAGAGTTGCAAGAGTAATGAATTCAATAGTTACACAACTATTGAGACTTACAAATCATGATACCAATGCTGAGGAATTCATGAATGGTGTCCATGCATTAAATGATTTGGATGCTAGAAATAGTTAATTGAAAGGAAGAATGACAAATGGCTAAGAAAGATACAAAGAAAACTTCAACTAATGAAGTAGTTGAAGATGTTGTTGAAACATTAGATAATGAAGTAGAAGCTGCTGAGGAAGTAACTGAAGAAACTCCTATTGTTGAGGAAGCTCCAGTAGAAGAACCAGTAGTTGAAGAAACACCAGCACCTGCTCCTGTAAAAGAGGTAGCTGAAACTGAAGAAGATGTATGGGATTGGAATAAAGACTATACTGGCAAATTCACACCAGATGAAGATGGAAGAGTAATTGAGCTTATTGTACCAGATGGTATGGCGGGTAGAGTTACTACACTACTTGGTGAATATGATTTGATAATTACTATTAATGAAGATGGAAGATTTACTGTAGGACCATTCTCTGGAGATAAGTTTAATGAAGCTGTTAGACTTGTAGCTGGTTGTGGTGTAATGTATAGAATTTAAGAATAAATAACTTCAAGGGATTTAACTTCTCTTGAAGTTATTCTTGTATCTAACACATTATGAAAACCATATTTTAAGATAACCAAGAAAGGAATCATACTATGAAAGCTATTTACACTAAAATAGGTGATAAGTTTTATAAGGTCAATCAAGAGACCAGAATACCATCTGTTTTGAATAAATTAGTTCCTGGTACTTCTACATCAGTTAAAGTTGATGGTAATAATAAATATATAGGTCAGATTATTAATATCAATACATTAGAGGGACCAGATACAAAATCCAATTCAGAGCTTTATAAAGAACTTACTGATTGGATTACAGATAAGAAAATAAAATCTATAGATACTCTACAGAATTACTACAAGGTATACATTGATTATTCAGTATATCAGGATAATGCTGAAATAGAACACTCACAGATAGTAAGACCATTAGATGTTGAAGATACTGCTGTTATATTAGGAGTTAATAAGGATAATGAAACTGTTTACAGAAGAGTAAAGAGTTTTAATCCTAAGATTGATTTCAGATTAAGAAATCCACTTCCACACGGTATTACTCAATCAAGTAAATGTAGATATAGATTAAAGATTAATAATGTTGGAATATTCCAAGAGAAGAATGAGACAGCTAATGTAAGACATAATTCAGTTTATGATGTACCATTCTATATTCCATCTTCAGTAATGAATACAACATTAGATGAGTCTGTGTTGGTATATTCATCATTTAACTTAGGAGTTGATATTCAGGATATTGATTTAGATTATATCCCAAGAGTAATAGAAATTTCTATGTTTATTACACTTACAAATTTTGTAGCTGTATATGATGATTTAAAGATTGAAGAACTGGTAAATCAGAATAGACCTTCTATGGATGTTGCTATTCAGAGAGACCAACCAACTAGTCCTGGATTGTGGGCTAGACCAGTAGATTGATTATAATCTTGAAAGCTATTAAGATTAGTACCACGGTAGAAAATAAATCTACCGTGGTACTAACCATTTTTATGTGTAATGGTTAATTTTATTTAGATACGGATAAGGCTTTAAGTTCTTTGGTACCATTTTTTTTTGTAGCTCCATCCTTTAATCCGTATCTAATATATTGTTATGGTCTTATAAGTTTACCAGCTTTAAGAAGTTTTAACATATCAGTATTCTGTTTAGAAGTTCCTGTATATAAGAACTTAAGAGGAACTATCTTATTCAATACAGCAATATCTTTTCTGAATGTCATACTTGTATCATTACAGCCTACTGCACGTAATGCTGTTATAATACTAGAACTATTTCCATTAAACTTAGGAAAATATCTTACATTAGGTGTAGGATTACTTTCTTTAAGTTTCTTATTTACTCTATTCTGAATATCTCTATAATCAAATCCTTCAGCTGTTAGTTTAGCTCTTCTAGCTTCACCAGAACCATACTTATTATTGATTACATCATCAACTACTTTTTCTATTAATTTCTCTCTATCAACTTTTGGTTCTTCTACTGGAGTATTACCTGTTGCTAATAGTGTATCGTATTTAGTAAGACCATAAGAATTAATAAGAGTCATTACTTCGTTTACATAAGTTGGGTATGTAGAATATCCACCATCTTTAATTCCCTGAACACATTTTCTTGGGTCCATTGTATTGCAAGCTTTCGAATATCTACTAAATTCACATATAAGATTATAGTAATCCTTTATAGAATCTTCAAGAGTATTATATGCTCTAAATGTATCTACTATATTAGTAGCATTTACACCATCATACCACTCTCTAGTTTTTGTACTATATACAGGTCCTTGCCAATTTCTACCACTCTTAATTCCAAAAAATGCATTTGCTTTTGTCATAAGAGATGATGTACCCCAACCAGTTTCAAGAATTGATTGAGCTATACATACAGATGGAAGAGACCAGTTTCTACTACTATTCTTTCTTGCTAATGCTTCTTTCTGTGCAAGCATACCAACTTTTTCTATATAATCCTGAATTTCTTTAGTACTTAGTTTAGCCATTATCATTTTCCTTTCTTTAAAGTATTAAGTTATTGTGAACCACCGTAAACTTCAAACAAAACACAATCCAATAAATCATATATGAAAGGATTAAATTCATAATGAAAATAGATTTATATAATACGAAAGAATTTATTGAGATAAATAAATTACAACCAATAACTTCTGCGATATTATTCCAGAGAGGAGAGGTTCCTCACCCTAATGGATTAATATCTAATGAAATTTTTGGAATTACTACTAAATCTAGAAGAGAGACTTTTGCATATATAGATCTCCATAATCATTTCTTCCACCCTCATATTTATAAAGCAATACGAAGGATGTTTAGAAATATTGATAAGATTATCAATGGAGAGATGTATTACAGAATAGACTCATCTGGTAGATTATTAGAAGATGAAGAAAATGGAGATACTGGTTTAGAATTTATCTACAATAACTGGGAAAAAATAAATTGGACAAAGAATGATGAAGATAATACTGAAGAATTTGGTATGAGAAATGAGAGAATTAATTTATTAAAGAAATATAAGAAAGATGAATTATTTACTCAATATGAAATAGTAGTACCTGCTTTCTTTAGAGATATTAAAACAGGTTCATCTAGTGGTGGTGAAACTGATGATATCAATAATCTCTATGGTAAATTAATAAGATTATCTTCATTGCTGGATAGACAAGGTATGTTTGGTTTCCAATTCCATACAACCAATTATAATATCCAGAATACAATGATAGCAATTTATGATTATTTCAAGCATAAGTTGGAAAAGAAGAATGGTATGATACGAAAGTATCTTATGGGAAAGAATGTAGATTATTGTATAAGAACTGTTATTACTTCACCTACATATCATGCGGATACTGTAGATGATTTAAAGATATCATTTGAATATACTTTACTCCCATTAGCTCAATGCTGTTCTTTAATGTATCCATTTGTAGTTAAATGGGTAAAAGACTTCTTTGATAGAAATATCATTCAATCAAAGAATTATGTATTACCAAGTAATGATGGAAATAATTATAAGATAATAGACCCAGAATCATATTACTCAGATAAGTATATTAAAAAACTTATTGATGGTTTTATGAAAGACCCTGAGTCTAGATTTAATAAAATAGAAATACCAACGGATTCAAAAACTCCTAAGTATATCCAGTTCTTAGGAAGAAGAATGTCTGGCGAATCAGTCGGAGAATTAGCAGTAATAAATAGACCAATGACCAGAACTGATTTATTATATATGGCTTGTGAAGATATTGCAAAGAATAAGCATGTTCAGGTAACTCGTTATCCTATTAATAAATCATATGGTATATTCTTTTCTAAGATAAGAGTTGGTTCTACAGCTAAGACTTTGCCCATGGTAGTAAATGGTCAAGTTTATAATTGGTATCCTGATATTGATATCAATACACCAACTCATGAGATACCTACTTTATTCTTAGATGCAACTCAATTCTCTAACTCATATTTGACTGGACTTGATGGTGATTATGAACTCCATAATGGTCACCTTAAACCTCTTTAATTGCTGGAAACTCTTTAGAGCCTTAAGTACCATAGAGTAATAATCTTAAGGATTAGACAATCAGCAGCCAAGACTCTATTTTATATAGAGTAAGGTTCAACGACTAGGGAAAGGCTAAGTATTATACTTAGAACCGAGTAGACCCAATAATAGGGTGAAATGTAGGTGAGATAATATCAATAAACCGAAACGGGAGGTATTAAGATAATTTCTTAATAAAGATATAGTCTGAACTTATATAGAAATATATGGATTAATAAAAAATTGATGATGGGGACCAAACCACTGAGAAGATATTATTTACTCAGGAAGCAAATGAAGAAATAGAAGGAGTTATATATAGTAAAAAGAACTATATAGACTCTAAAGGGAGAATTATTCGTGATTGTGGTAAAGAAGCAACCCAAACTTTCTATGTATTAACAAAAAATCCATTTGGTGAGTATAGAAAACTTACTGATGAAGAAAAGAAGTATTTCATATCTCTTAAAAAAGAAGATATGACATATACTAATTTTGTTAGTTGGTTTAGTAAAACCACTAATACAGTAGATAAGAAATCCGTAGTTAATGATGCTAGATTCCATGTTTGTGATACTTTAACTTTAACACATGAAGAATATCATTTGGTTCCTAAAGGAGAAAAAATAGAAACTACTGTAGGTAGATTAGTATATAATAAGATGATGATTGAATCATTAGGATTTGATTCATTTTTATCTTATAATAATAATGTAATGGATAAAGGTGGATTTAAAAAGTTTGAAGGAAAAGTTGCTGAAGCATTACAGAATGATATTATTGATACTCATCAAATGATGAATTATATCAATACAAGAGATTGGTTTGGATTACAATTCCATACTACTATCACTTCATCATTCACTCTTGCTACTACTAAAATACCACCATCTGTTAAAGCATTAAAAGAGAAACTACTTAAGGAAAATCAAAAAGCTATCGAAGCTGGAGATGTTCGTGTAGTAGAAAAAATAGAAAATGAACTTATTGATGCTACCATGAAAGAACTTAAAGATGATATAGGAATGGACTTATATACATCGGGTGCTAGAGGTAGTGTTGGTAACCATTTAAAGAATATGTATCTAATGAGGGGAGCTGTTCAGAATCCTTATACTAAGGAATATGAGATAATTACAAACTCTCTATGTGATGGATTAGCAAAAGATGATATTGCAACCCATAGTAATGTCATTGTATCCGGGAGCTTTCCCAAAGCAGTCGGCACGCGAGTGTCGGGATATCTCGCTAAACAGCTACTAGCAGCATTTCAATCAGAATACTTGGGACCAAAAGGAAGTGATTGTGGTTCTACTAAATATCTTGAAATTGGCATTACTGATAGTAATGTAAATAACTTTATAAATAGATACGTATTAAATGGAACAAAATTAACGGAGATTACTAATAACAACAAGAGTCAATTGATTGGTAAAACTGTAAAGATGAGAAGTCCTTTGTACTGTAAAGGATATGGAAAAGATAAATGTATATGTAATGCTTGTGGTGGTAATTACTACTATAATATGGAGAATACAGAAATAGGACTATTAGCTTCTATTTGTGGTACTGATTTAACACAGGCTAACTTACAGAAATTCCATCAGAACTTAGTTCTTACAAAGCAGTTGAATCCTGATGAATTACTCATTTAAATAGATAAAAAAATAAGATAAGGATATTTAATCCTTATCTTATTTAATCTTCTTATATACGGTTACCAGTTCTCACATATACATCCATTTTAAAAACTATTTCATCAATTCTATAATCAATAGCCCTAATCTCATAGTCAGGTCTACCACGTTTGATAGCTAATTCTCTATGAGCTAATAATTTCTTGAGTTCAGTTTTTAGATTTACATAACCATCTGATTCAGAATTTGTTCCCTTAAATGCTGTACCCCAAATTGACATAATTAAAAATCTCCTTTACAAATATTATTTATAAGTTACTACATAAATGATATATGTATATAAAAAAATATTAGTACCCTAAATTAATAGAGTACTAATATCAGTTATTACTTACGCACTAATTTACTGTAACCTTTCAATCGTTTCATTGATATGGTTTCTCTAAATAGTGGGTCTACATATGATTCTTCGTATCTTGTATTATACAATTCATCATCAAGAAGCTGTTTCTTTAATCCCTCACTTGATAATCCTATTAGTGGAGATTTATTCTTTGTAAGAGCGTTCTTTACTGTCTTTATCTGATACTTAGGTAGTATCTCTTGTGAGAAATCTGGTCTAACATAAGGGTCATTAATATCTTTAACCAATCTATTAATTATAACTTCTCCTGCTACTATAGATGCAGATATCTTAGCAGTAACCATCAAGTCTAAGAACTGCTGTAACATAGTATCTATAGTTTCATTCTCATTATCCTTCTTCTTATTAATCAGATTCATCAAATCATAAAGAGGTTTAGTCAACTCTTTATTCTGGATATTAATCTCAAATAACTTCATATCTTCATTCAATTCACTGAAGTAGATATATCCATTATTCTTATAAATATCTTTCATTACGTCTTTAGATATGAATAATTCTTTATCTTCTAACTCTATAGGAATATCTTCTTCCTTAGGGTTATTGATATTTCTTATAACAAACTTTGCATCTGGTAAAAAGTTATTGAATAAGCTATCATCTTCGTATTCATCAACCTTATTAATATCATCAGGATTAATATAGATAGCATAATCATCAATATCTTTATCTTCATCCTCTACTTGTAATACTGGCATTATTTCACCACCTATTAAAGTAAAGAACTTATAGAAATTATCATTAAACTTAATTATTTCAGAGAAAGTTTCCAATAAGTGCTTAGTAGACAAAATATTTTGTTCTACTACTTTTGTAACTTCTTCTGAGTAGAAAGTTGATACACCGTTTGCTATATCTGCATTGGTTAGTGCTTGTATTCCTATACACTTGGCACATACATGATTTCCTAATCCACATGTAATTGCAGACCTTATATAAATCTTTTTACCTACCAAGTGTTTATGTTTTTCATAATTCAATACGGAATAATCTATATCATCTTTATTTACTTTGAAATATTTACCATCACATCTCTTAAGATGCGTATTTGATTTAAGTTCTATTTCTATTAAGTGTGGATTACCACAATCTGATATCTCAGTATCCATTGATAATGTACGTGTCAATAATGATACCAATTTACCAAAATAACCAGCACTACCCATAACCCTCTTATTCATAATAAGAGATTTATTTGCACCACCAGCATCTATATAGAAATAACTTGGTCTATCAAGACCCCCTATAAGAATACTATTCTGAATAACTTCTGGTATGGTATAACCATCAATAGTTGGTTTTAATCCACCTGCTATTGTAAACTCTGTAAACTGTTTTGGTTTAACACCAGTTGCTGACCTAAGAATAGCACCTAATTCATTATCAGGTAAATCCTTATATATCTGCATCTCTCTATTCTGTAATTCTTTTAATTGAGCTTCTATTTCATATGGTTGTAAACTCTCATCAAATTTAGTTTCCATTATATCTCTAATCTCAGTATTACTACTATACATATCTGCAAATGTAAAGATATTAAAGTTCAATCCCAATATCTGAGAGAAATCTACTGATATCATTCTCAGATTATAAATTACGTTAGATATTCTTATATTCAAGTAAGTATTCTTAACTTGATAATCTTTCAAAGTGAGAATTATTTTATTATTAATATAATTCTCTATATTAGGTATTCCAGTCTTACAATCAAATATATAAGACTTATCTAAAACATTCAAACCATATAGTTCTATAAATGGTTCAAATAGTATTAAGTTTATTAAGAAGTCTCTCAATTCTAATTGATATTCTTCTTTATCTTTCTTATTGAATTTAAACTTAATAGGGTATTCTCTACAAGCTCTTATAGTAAATGAACCTCTAACAAGATTCAATATACAACTTCTCATATTATTATATGTATCATCATCTACTAAGATATCATCAATAATATAAAGAGGTCTTAACCATTGAGCTAGTTCTTCCCTATTATGTATAACAGGAACATCAGTAACCAAATCAAACCTAGACATAATAACTTTCCTTTCTATATAAGCTTCCAAAAAATAATATATACACTAATAGGAATAGTAGTGAAAATTCTACTATTCCTACATATAATAATTATTCTTCTTTAGCTGTAGATGTAAAGAGATTAAAATCTTCTTCATCCCAGAAAGTAAAATCAAATAGTATAGAATTGATATTGTTATCTACTCTTACTGATGTAGTTACTTCATTCCATAACTTACCACATTCATACTTATCTTCTGCAAGTACTTTATGTGAATATGGGTCTATAATGACATTATGGTTTCCTGTCCTAATTACTGCTTCAAGAATATCAGTAACTATTCTTTCACGAACCTCAGCTTTTGTCATCTCTTTGTCATTAGATTCTCTTATTTCATCTACTGTAGGTGTTACCACGAGTAGTAGGTCGGTTAATACTAAATCTTCATACAAATCCATTTCTGAAAGATTTGCAAATACAACTATCTTTGGAATATACATAACATAAGTTTTTGACTTATCTGAATCCATAAGTTGCTTCCACGCATCTTTTATTGGATAATAAATAGATGATAAAGTTGAGCTTCTTAATAAGGCACCAATTCTTGTATCCTTTAGGAAATCAAATGAATTGACTGCCTGCTTTCTATTCATTGCTACGACAAAAGTCTTATTTGCAAATACAGTATCTTTTGTCTTTAATACAGATGCAACTGAGCATTTTGGTTCTTCACCAATCACTACATCTTCTCTAGATATAAGTGCATCAAGCTGTCCAACCAGAGTAGTATTAATACTCTCTGTTATATACGGAGTTAAATCCAGTTTATTATCATCTGAGAATTTAATTCTCCCCTTTTTGAGTGTCTTTAACACCATTGCGATAAACTTATCAAATTTCATTTTTGTTTCCCTCACTTCCTTTTATTCGCTTATCAATATTAGAAATACACAATGCCTGTAATTCAGCAGGTGATATTCTAAAATTTTTATTATTTGCTTTAGGACAAATATCCTCTAATTGTAAGTCATATAGATTACAAAAATCTATTGCCTCATCTTTACCGAAATCTGGCATTTCAAACTGTAAATCAAATCTACCAAATCTTTTAACTGCCTTATCCAATTTATCGTAATAATTGGTAGTAGCAATTATAATTTGTACACTACGTTGTTCATCACCACTATCTTTGTTGGTATAATAACATGCTGGCGGATTATCTAAGAACTTAAGTAGTCTAGCTACGGTATTCTTATTTTCCATTGACTTATCATCTTCTCTATTATTTGATACTGTATCGATATCATCTAATAGTACTATTCCATTATTCCTATAGAATTCTGGTGGATTCTTCATAGTAAAATATTCTTGAGTTACCAATGTAATCAAATTGCAATTTAAATAATTTGCCAATGCTTTAGCAAATGTAGTCTTACCTGTTCCTGGTGGTCCATATATTAATATGGATAACTTAGGTACGATATTGTATTTAGCATATACATCTAAGTTATTAATCCAATTATCAATATACCTTAGTATCATATCCTTATTAGCAAATATCATATTATCAAATGATTTAAAGACAGCATCTTCATATGAATCCAATACGATATCATATATACTGGTAAATGACCTATGATCATACTTTTCTTTTGCTTTATTATACTTCTTCATAAACTTATTGTACTTTTTAATGTTACTATCACCTACGAAGTATAATTTGATATCTGATTCTGAGCCATGTTCTCCAGCGACATCTCTGCTAACAAAAACTATATAGTTAGATTTCTTACCAGAAGAAATATCTATGAAGTAAATTCCTTTATCCAATACTTTCTTATTGTTACTTAACCCCATCTCTTTTAATTGAGATTCACTATAACTATCATATGTATTAGTATCTACTAAATACTTTGATAGCTTCTTATCTACTCCAAGTAGATAGTCTGTTATGTATAACTGTGTAGGAAATCTAAAAGATTTCCAAGGTAGTTTAATAGAACTACATAAATGGTTATTAGCTAACATATCTAGTTTAGCCATCACAACATCTATATTAATTAAATCATTATTATTATCTATGAGAGAATAGTACATCCTCTCACACACCTCTCTGTTAATAGAATTCATTATCTTCTAACCTTTCTATCTTCATCATTGTGAAGTTAAATAATTTAATAAATACATTAAATGAGTTAAATTCAGTATCTCCATTATGATAAAATGATGATGCATAATCGAATACTTTCTTTAAACTCTTTTTATATTTACCTTTAAATATTTTTATACATTTAATAATTTCACTATCACCTACTCTCTGATATATTTGGTCAATCACTAAATCTAGTTTAGATGATTCATCAATTGTCATTGGAAATTCAAAAGTATGTGTACCATCATACAGATAATCTGTATTTAATATTTTACCGCTATTATAATGACAGAATGTAACATATTCCTCAGCTTCCATTCTTTTTTCTTTAACGATAAAATTATCCATTTCCCTAGTACACATAAATTCTATAACTATTTTCTTGTCATCACTAAAAGCATATAACTCTTTATCCTCTTTTAATATAAATAAAGTTACTTTATTATCTTGAATACTGCTCGACATATTCTTCGAACTTCTCCATATTAAGAACCTTTTCAGGTTTTCCATTCTTGAGATGTTTGATTGCCTTTTTCAGCACTTTGGTTGCTTCCTCAATATCTTTCTCCTTTTGTCCTTCAAAAATAAATAATGTAGAGATATCATCTACGAATACCTCTAAGTTACTTGCGATACTATCGTATCTTGCTTGGTCTCTATTGTTACCCTTACCCATACAAATTTTTTCCTTTCCTTTCTTTATTTAGGTACAAAAAAATAGTATATAAATTGATGTGATAACCGTTATAAAAACATAGTCATAAGTTATCAACTATTGAAAGGAAGGTAGTTCCAAAATGGCTTTTATAATAAATGAGCAAAAAATGGTTGAAGATACAACGTTCCAATTTGAAAATAGGTTTAAATCACCTACTGCTAGATTTATTGATACTACACCAGTATTTGTAACATACTATCATGTCGATGTTGATAATACCACAGTAGATGAAGGATTTTTGGATGTTGCATCAGTAATAGGTAATAGATCACCTATTAGATTTAAAAAAATAGAAAAATTTCCACTATATGGAATGGACCAGATAGTTCTAAATATAGCAGAAGATGACCAAGGGTTAGATTCAACTTGGGACGGTGATGGAATAGTTCTACCAAAAACTATTAAACCGGTTCCTAATGATTTCTTTATAATACCTACTCTTAAAGACTATTATATTTTCAGAGTTACTAATATCCAGTATGATACAGTAATGCCCGATAACTATTATAAGATAGAATTTAAATTAGAGTATATCGATTCTACCAAGTTAGAAGAAATAGAAAAGCAGGTATTAGACGAGCATGTTTGTGTATTAGAGAATATTGGTACAGAAACTAATTGTATTATAGAAAAATCTTCTTATAATAAAATAAAAGAAATAGAAAAAATGTATGCTGAGATTAAAGATTTATATATGGCGATGTTCTATAATGATAGGCATAATGTATTTCTTTGTGAGATAGAAGACGGTAAACTTTTGTATGATCCTTTACAGACATACTTTATTAACATACATAAATTATTTAATGATAAAAATGATTTATCTACTATAATGCTTACTGACCAATATGATGACCCTAAGAGAAAATATAAGTATGCTAAATCTGTTTATAAGTTCTTAGAGACAAAAGATATGAAACTTCTCTCTATGTTTAAATATACTACAAGACCAGGAACATCTATAAGGGAATCCTCATTCAGAAAATGGCATGACAGAAATATAGAAGTATTAGATACTCCGATGGTTATCCCAGATGATAGTAAGAGTATATTCTCTCAAGATTATATGGAAGCTATTAGATTAAATGCTCCTGTAGAATCTGATTATGCTGAATTAATACAGAGATATGTAAGAGGAGAAAGATTAACTATTAAAGATATTAATATGGAATTAGATACAGAATTAATTTATCTCAATAATAGTATAGAAGTATTTTTCTTCACTCCATTCATAATGTATATAATAAGAAAGATAATAGAAGCAGAGTTGCATGTAGAAGTTGCAGCTTAAATAGTATATGAAAGATGAGTTTAATTATCATCTTTCATATATCTATATTTTATAAATATATTATTTACATATGTAATAATAACAGTTAAAAACATTGGAAAGGAGAATTGTATGGAGAAGAAAACTATCATTAGAGAGGAGAGGATTACTGATGTGGAAACGAAAGGTAATATTACTACATTTAAGTTTGGTAGGAATAGGTGCTCGTTAGAAAGTGAGATATATGATAAGGATACTGAAGGTCACATTCTTAAGTATCGAGGTATTGCTGTCGAATGGGGTAGAGTTAATGGTAAGCCATTTAAAATAATCCCACCTACATTTAATGGTAAACGAAGATTCATAGAAGCATTTTATAAATACTTTGGTTATGACTTAAATAAGATATCAAAGGAATATCCAGATGACTGAGAGAATGAAATGAGTATTCTGAAATTAATCAGAATACTCATATTTTTTTATTTATTTATCTACTTTCTTTGCAATGTTTGAAAGAACTGGAGATTTAGACTTTCTAAGTCTATTGAAGTAAACCTTCATTCTCTTAACTGCCTGACCATGATATTTCTTATCAAGTTTAGCTCTAAGAATCTTTCTAAGTCTAAGAACTTTCTTAAGCTTTCTATAGTCAGAATCGTTATTTGCAGCTGCACATACATTGATAGCAAGTGCATAAAGCTGCTTCTTCTTTGACTCAGCATCAAGTCTGATCATCATAGGCTTATTGTATTTTGCTTCTGAGAAATAATCATCATTATCTGAATATGACTCAACGATCATATTTACATCAGTATCTGTCATGAATCCTTCTCTCATAGCAATATCAGCTTCATTCTCAACGAAGTCTCTCTTCTCATCAGCATTAAGCTCATCATTTACAAGAAGAGTTGTAGCTGCCATTGACATCATATCATCAGCTTCCATTTCTGCATCAGAGCTAAGCTCTTCTTCATTCTCTTCATCTGAATATGCATCATCAAGGTCTCCACTAAGCTCTCTATCAAGGTCAGCAAGTTCCTCATCATCATACTCATCGAAATCATCAAGGCTGCTGATATCTGAAATGTCATCTGTACCTACATCAGCACTATCGTCTTCATCACCATAGCTGTCATATCTTCCAGAGAACGCATTTTCTGCATCATCTTCATTATAACCAAAATCATCATCTTCCTGATACTGCTGATTTGGTTCAACACCATCAGCCTTAACAAATGCATCATTTGGCTTTGAGTATTTATCTATATCATCAGCTTCAAACATGTATCCTGACTTAGATGGTAGTGGTCTTGAAAGTAACTCATCAATTCTACTCATTGTAGTAGTTCCACCTTTCTTAATTCATAATTATTTATCTGTTTTGGGGTTTAAATAATCTCGATAACTAATTCATTGGTATGAACCCAGTTATCACGATTGTAGTCATAACCCTCTTTCCATTTAGTGACAATAGTAGTATTTCCAATTTGTAAATAACCCTCGGTGTGATATCTCTCATTAGTAAATTTATCCCATATAATACCTCTAGCGTAGCCAGTAGTATGCTGATAATCTTCTATGAGAAATTGATATTCTTTACCATTGAATTCTACTATATGCTCATTTAATCTAAATGCATCAACGAATGATTTCATCATAGTTTTATCTATACCTTTCAATAGTATAAATTTATCTAATTGTGGTAGAATTACTTGATATATCTGATAATACAGGTAAATAATTCGAAAGATAAGGTAGGGTTTTTATAATGGAACAAAACTTATTTATTGAGAGATATGTAGCATCTATGAAAGATGTAATGATAAAAATGAATCCTGATTTCGATGAGGGTTCTATAGAAGAAGTAATAAGAGATACAATATCAAAGAAAATACAAAATCCAGTAGTAACTCTGGATAATAATTATACTCATGAAAGTAGAGAAACTAATTTACTTTCAGTTTTGAATTGGGTGGAAGGAAAGAAACCGATTATATGTGGTAATGCTGCATTTTATAAAAATCAGAATGATGCAATAAACCCAACAGCGGTCATGTTAAATAACTTTGCAATACAGCGAAGTAATTATAAGAAACAGATGTTTTCTATTGAAGATTCATCGAGTAATGAATATAAGGATTTTGATAGAAAGCAGAATAATGAGAAGATAAATATGAACTCATATTATGGTGGTAGTGGATTACCATCTTCACCATTTTATAGTAAGTATAGTGGACCAGCTACTACTCATACAGCTCAAGAAATAATATCATCAGCAGAGATGTTATTTGAGGGATTATTAGCTGATAATTATATCTTCTTAAATACAACAGAATGTATAGATTGGTTAAATACTGTTAGTAAAGATTTTAATAATACTTATTGTGATGATTTTATTAAACCTCATATATTAACAGAAGTTGCAAATAGATTATGTGATGCAATATTAGAACCAACTGATAATTCATATGAAACTTTATGTGATTATTTAAGTAGTTATAGTCCAGAAGAAATATCAATGCTTTATTATAAGAATAATATATTTGATTTTATTTCAGACCATGAAGAAATAAAATCATTAATATATTCAATATTCTGTAATGTAAATAATTTAGAGTATGTAGATAAAAATGATAAAGATTGGTTATATGAGATACCAGATGAGTATAGAGATAAATTTATTGATAAAACAGCAAAGGATTGGAATAAGTTTGTTGATAAAGAATATTTCTTAGACCCAGCTAAACCACCAGAAAGTATATCAAATGAATTATTTAAGTTAAATGAATATATGATGAAATATGTATATTGTAGATATCTATCAATAGATAGAATTTATAGACATAGGAATTTTAAAAGAAAAGTAGTTACTGTAATAGATACAGATAGTAATATCTTATCAGTAGATACATTAGTAAATCATATATTTGATTTTATAGATATATCAGGTTTTGGTAGGTCTAAGACAAATAATGAATTTATTTGTATTAATACTTTAGCATATATAATTTCTCATGCTATTGAGAATTTATTATTATACTTTGGAGAATCTTCTAATATACCAGAAGAGTTTAGACCAACTTTTGTTATGAAGAATGAGTTCTATTTCTCTAAGTTAATAATAGGAAGTGCTAAAAAAAGATATATTACAAAAATTCTATTAAGAGAGGGTAACTTAATGAATCCCCCTAAGTATGATATTAAGGGATTTGATTTTAAGAAATCAACTACTTCAGAATATTGTGAAGAAAGATTTATGGGATTAGTTAAAAAATACTTAATAGAGAATGATGGTGAATTTGATATAAAGAGAATGCTTAAAGATGTATATGTATTCAGAAATGAAATAATTGAGTCTATTAAGAGTGGAGAGAATATTTATCTTCCAACAGCTTCTGTTAAAGAAATGGCTTCATATGCTAATCCATTCTCAGAAGCATCTGTTAGAGGAGCATCTGCTTGGAATATAATGAATCCAGACCAACAGATAGAAATTCCATCAAGAGTAAGTATACTTAAGCTGAATATATTTAAACCAACTGATATAGCTGAATTAGTTTATACTCACCCTCATGAATATTCTGTAATAATGAAAGAAATATTTGAAGATACAACAGGTATGTTTATTCAAACAAATTCAAAGGGTGTAGAGAAAGTAGTTGGTATGAATGTAATAGCAATTCCTCAGAATACAAAGATACCAAGTTGGTTAGACCCTTATATAGATTATACAACTATCGTTAATAATATATTAAGTCCATTTGTACCAGTATTAGAATTATTCGGTGTAAAGACTTTAGAAGAGGGTAAAATGTTTGGTGGTATAAATAGAAAGACTAATAGTATTTCTAATATAATAAGATTTTAAAGGAGAGAGTTATGGAATTATCAAACAACTATAAATTATTCATAATGTATACTACATATCATGATATATTTGGATATGTTGTAGAAAAAATACTTATTTTATTGAATGGAATAATAAATCATTAACTGCGGAAATTCGTATAGATGATATAAAGAATAGTGTTTCAAATTTTAACAGAGATAATGAAAGTGATTATAATTTAGCTAAGGGATTATGTATATTAATCGATATGGATATAAAAGATTTTCCATTTAAATAAAATCATATAGGAGATGACTATGAATACAAGATTATTTCAATTATCTACTAAAACTTATAAGACATCTAATCTCACCGCAGTAAATGCAATATTTCAGAATGATTATAAGATAGGTATGGTTTATATAGTATTAACCAATCCATATGAAGATATCGTTCTATTAAGTGTATCATGGAGTGGTGTAAGTTTTTATAAAGATTATACAACAGATAATAACCCGAGAAATAATAATACCTTTACAAGTAACGAAAAGAGTATGGTTGACGAATTATCCGAGCTATTATCAATAAATATAACAAAGGCTATATATGAATAGTATTAATGAGATATGAGATTTTTTTCTCATATCTCTATTTTATTCTTTGAATCATATATCATCTATTTGTAACTAAATTAAATTAATTTTATTTGGAGGTATTAAAAATGATTGAAGTTATTGATGAAGTTCTAATCCCTGGTGACCCTGGATATACACATAGGTTATTATGTATCAGGTATAATGGATTAGAGGGTAAAGTTATTTATATGGAGCATGATAATGATTTCAGATGTGATGTGTACTTAGATAAGTACTATAGTCATTTCGGTAATCTTGTACATGTTGATGAACTGGCAACTAATTTTAAATATTCAGAATTCAGAGGATTTATTACAGGATTAGCACAATTGTTAGGTTTTAATGAAAAGCACTTTAGTGCTATTGGAAAGGAGATTCAGTGTGAGCGTAGCATCAGATACAATGAAATCGTTGAAATCGTTAGAAGAGATATATAATAATCTTGATTCAAAAGAAGTAATGGATAGAGCAGTTAAACTGCTCAATAGTAAAGATTTTCAAACTTTTAAAATCAGTATATTCAAAAAGTTGGATATGGTGGTAGATGATATGAGTATGAATATGATTAAGTATATCTTAAAGATATGCAACTCAATTTATAATCATACTAATTATGGTACTGGTCTTACTGATTCAGAATATGATTTACTACTTTCCCACTATAATATGGTAACAGGTAAAGATATTATTACTGAACCAGAATTATCAAAAGATAATACTTCTAATCACTCTTATAAATCTCTAAGAGGTACCGTTGATAAGATTTATAAGATTACTGATGAAGATATTATCAAAAATAAATCTCAGTCTTCTATAGAAGATTGGATTAATAGAATTCAGAATAGATATAATGATATTACTGGTAAGAATATAAACTTATTTGAAGAAGAAGTTTATGTTATGCCTAAATTCGATGGAGTATCTTGTATCTTTGAATGTGATGGAAATGGTAATGTTAATAAAGCATTAACTAGAGGTGATACTGAAAGGAATATTGCTCAGGATATAACTTCTATGTTCCGTGATGTATTTGTGAGTCATAATTATGATAAACCTCATGGTGTTAAATCTGAGATAATGATGACTGATGAAAATCTTGAAAAGTATAATAAAGACCATAATACTAACTTCAAGAATACTAGGTCTATAGTATCTGGAATATTAAATAAGAAGAATCCAGTTATAGAAGATATTGAGTATCTCACTATAGTACCTCTGAGATACTCTTATTTTGAGAATGGTGAAGAATCCTTACAGTTTATCCCTAAGGAATCCTTACAATATCCTCATATAACTTGTCAGTTAAAAGAGTTTGATAAGATTCACCAGTTTGCTTTCTCTAATAAGACTGTATTGCCTGGATTAAGATGTGATGGTTGTGTTATCATTCTTACTAATCCAGAATTACAAAAGATTCTTGGTAGAGAGAATGATAAGAATAAATATGAAGTAGCTTTTAAATATACAGAAGAAGTTGCATATTCGAAAGTGAAAGATATTAAATTTAGTGCTGGTTTATTTGGTAGATTAAATCCAGTAGTAGAATTTAAAGAAGTTACTTTAAAAGGTAATACTATATCAAAAGCTTCTTTAGGTTCTTATAAGAGATTTAAAGAATTAGAATTATGTAAAGGAGATGTAATAAAAATAGCTTATGATATTATCCCATATATTACCTATGATGAAACTGACCCTGGCTGTAGTAGGAGTGGTAAGCTCCCTATTGAAGCTCCACAGAGTTGCCCAGACTGCGGGTCTGATTTAAAATTAGAAGAAGATAAAGATGAAGAATTATCTATCTTAAGATGTGATAATAAAGATTGTCCTTGTAGGGTAAAAGGAAAGATACTTAATTATTGTATAAAGATGGATATAGGAAATATTTCTTATAGTACTATAGATGATTTATATGAAGCTGGTTATTTATTAACTATTAAAGACTTATACTCATTAAAAGATTTTAGAGATAGTATAATTAAATTAGATGGTTTTAATGAATTAAGAATAGATAATATTATTAATGAAATTGAAAGTCATATGGAATGTGATTTACCAACTTTAATGGCTTCTATAGGAATAGAAGGAGTATCGACTAAGAAGTTCCAAGGTATATTTGAATATATTAGATTAGATGAATTATTAAAATTCTCTAAAGAAGAAAATATAAATGTATTTGTAGTAATACCTGGTATTAAAGAGAAAACAGCAAAGAAGTTAATAGATGGATTAAATGAGAATAGGGAATTAATAGAATTCTTACTAGGTAATATTACAATAAAAGATTCTGTAAAACCTAATGCAGATTTTACAGTATGCTTTACTAAAGTAAGAGAAGATGATGAACCTGGTCTAAAAGAGTTTATTGAAGAGCATGGTGGAAAGATTGATAATGACTCATTCACTAAGAAGACTGATATATTAGTTATTCCATATGAAGGAGTTGTATCAAGTAAAATAAATAAAGCTGTTAAGTACGATATACCAATAGTAACTATTGATAAATTAAAAGATTATATCAAGAACAACTTTTAATAAAAGGGTGCATCCGAGCTTACGGAACTCGGATGCAGAAGCAACAATTTATTTTCAAGGAGGTTTTATGTCTTTTTCGGAATTTAGACAAACGTAGTCACAGGAAAGACAGTGACGAACAAAGCAAAAAACAGGAATTTACTTTGTGTAAGCAAAGACTTTTTGCATTTATTACTTTTTACATATAAATGCGGATAAGGTGTAGTAAACAGTACCCACATTTATATTTATGTTGGAAAAATATTACCAATCATTTATTTAATGATTGATTAATATATTATTTATAAGAAGTAACTAGAAAGGACATATGAAATATGTTGAGTAATGACGTAGCTGCAAAGCTAAAAGAAGTAGTAGCGGCAACCACAAATTGTGTTGAGTTGTCAGTTAGTAAGGATTTTGATGTAACAACAGTTGTTAAATTAAATCCAAAGGATAGTTCAATGGCAACTGTCAATAATGTAATTAAAATGAAAGGAGCGAGAGGAGATAGACAATTATCGGTAGTCATAGATGTTGATAAGAGAACAGCATTATGTCACGTAATGATTCTTAACGTGGAAAGACTTAATACAAATATTCTGTTTACAGCAACAGAAGAAGACCCAGTACAGAAGATTGAGAAATATCTTCCGAATATAATCAATTCAACTCAGAATATGTTGATGACTCAGATAGCTACAAAACCTGAGAAGAAGAAAGTATTTGAAACAAGGAATAGAAGTTGGAAGCCTGATGGTAATAGAGGTAGAGAAAGGAAATATAATGGGTGATGGTTATACCCCAGTTTTTAGAAAAAAGACGGAGCTGATGGGTATTTTGCAAACTCTAATGATTAAAGAGATTGGATATACTGGCGTTGGTAGCGATAGCAGAATGGTATTTTCACCATATGGTGATGCCGAAGATATTGGTTTGTTTATAGTATACGCTACACTGGTATTTGAAACTGGTAAACCAGATATGATACGAATAAGATATATCAGAGTCGATAATGAAAATAATCGATTAGAACTAGAATGTGAGTTACCTGATGATTTTGATCCTGAGGTAACAGCTGGTGCAATATTTGATACTTTGACTCAAAAGTCAAGAAGTAATATTAAAGTAATTGAAAAGTGAGGTAAATGAATATGGATGAAAAGTATTTAGCAGATTATAATGAGTTTGTAGTAGAAGATGAGGAGCATATCATTCCTATTTGCTCATCAGCAATAAAGTTGATATATGAAAAGTTTAAAGTTCCTCTCAAAGACCCAAAGTTGGTTGCAGTAATTGTAGAGAGAACTTATAAAGTTATCATCAATACTCTTAAGAGTTATGAATCAAAACTATCAGAGTTCAAACTCAATATATGTGATAGGTTGGAAATTGGATATACAACCAATACATCAGAGGAAGATGAGAAACAGGGAAATTACATGATATTCATGAATCATCTTGATAAGAGTATTGTAGACTCTTTACCAGAAGAAGATTCAACACCAGTAGAAAGAATTACTCAGTGGAATATCGAGAATGTAATTACACAACCAGGTATTATAAGAGAGATATCAAATGCAGTAATAGAAGACCTTAAGTCAATAAGCGTCAATATAGGAATATCAGAATTGATAATGCCTATATTTATAACCGTATATGAGTGTACAGTAAACTATGTAAGAATAAAAAGACAAGAGTTGAAGGAGTTTGAGTTTGAGATAAACTTCATTAGCTGCTTCCATATTGGTTGTATGGAAACAGAAGATGGTTCTTCAATTTATATCCGTCCGAATATAGAAGCTAAGCTTCTAATGAAAGATGACCAAGCGGCTACATCCATTCATGAATAATAAGTAATTTATTTATGGGTTGGGAATTATTAATAAAATAATTCCCAGCCTAATATGAGTATAACAAATATTTTTTTGAAGTATATTAAATGAAAGAGGGTGGAAGAAATGAGGTCTGGTTTAAGCCATTACATAAATAAATGGGAAGAAGAACTCAATATTCCACTATTGGAGAAATCAGCAGATAAACCATTAGTGGAATATGTTAAAGAAGCTTTTAAATCTCTCGAAATATTAAAACCAATAAAAATAACTGGTTTTGATTATACGGAAAAAGCATCAGAGATCGATATAAATAATTATGTGTTCCGTAGAGATAAAAAGAAGAAAAGAAAAGATAGATTTGGAATTAAGTCTATTGGAGATGATAGAGTAGGAAGATTAACTGTTCATATAGAACTTGCTCTTCCTGAAATTAATCCAAAGACAAAAGTCCAAGAATATAAAATACATCCAATATCAAAATCAATATTGATACCATTACAAGATGAGAATGGTTATTATGTGATTAAAGGTAAGAAATATTATATTATATACCAAATGGTAGAGAAGTCTATTTACAATGTAGGTAATAAGATATCATTAAAGAGCTTAATGCCTGTAGATGTTAGAAGAATAGCAAAAACTATTACTGATGTAGATGATGGTGATTATAAAGTTCCTTTATATACAGTAGTGGTTGTAAATAGAACTATCCCTGCTATATTATTCTATATGAGTAAAGGAATTAAATATACTCTTGATTATCTTAACTTAAATGGAATAATAGAATTTAAAGATAAGCTACCTGGATTAAAGAATTGCGATTATATATACTTTCAGTTATCTAATTCATGCTATATGCAAGTAGATAGAGATATGTTTGAGAAGCATACTTTTGTTAAATCTGTAGTAGCTGGTTTAATCCATATAAGTTCAAATAGAGTTAATCTTACTAATCTAAATGATAAAGATTATTGGATTAAGAAATTAGCTAATCCAGCTAATTATGAAAAAGGATTAACTGTATTAAAGTATTTTGATAGATTAGTAGATGTTACAACTTCTAACATATTAAAAATACCAGATTATTATAAAGGTGGTTCATATAGTGTAGTAAAATGGGTAATGCAACATTTCAATGATTTGAGATTGAAAGATAATAATGATATCAATAATAAGAGATTAAGATGTAATGAAACTATTTCAGCATTACTTACAACTAAATTTAGTGAAAGACTTAAAAGAGTTATTTCATTAGGTGAAAAAGCAACTGCTGATAATTACCTCGAAATATTTAGATATCCAGGTGATATTCTTATACAACAGATGCAATCATCTGGTATATTAAGATATGATGATGAAGTAAATGATATGAGTATCTGGTCTAAGTTAAAAGAAACAACTAAAGGACCTCATGCAATGGGAGAAAAGAATAGTAATGGTGTTGGTATTAAGGTAAGAGATATACATCCAAGTATGCTAGGTAATATAGACATAATTGTATGTGGTAACTCAGACCCTGGTACATCAAGAACTTTATCTCCATTTGCAAAGATACGAGGATTACATTTCGATGCATCAACTGAACCATCAGATTTCTATTATAAGATATCAAAAGAAATGCATGAAAAGTGTAAGAATAAAGGAGAAGTTTCTATCATGGTTGAATTTGATAATCCAGCTGATTTTTATAATTATATCAGTGAGTTAAATAAATTCAATAATGAAAATATTTCTATTAGTGGTACATCTAGAGAAGGTCATTATGATTTAGTCTTGGGAAGAACTATTGATATGGATGATTCATCTAAACCACAAACTATTAACCTTGCTAAAAAGAAATATGATGCAAATGGTGAGGTAGAAGAAGAAAATGAAAGTGATGGTGAATGATGAGCAAAAATATTCTATTAAATGCATTAAGAGACAATGAAGCATCCAAAGGTAAAAAAGGCGATGACTTTTTTGATGCAAATGCTTCTACTATATCATACAGCACAGGATTTCCTGTGCTTGATTATTATTTAGGATATAAGGTTAATGTATATGATGATGATGGACAATACTTATATTCATATCCTAGTGTAGGTATTACAGCAGGTTCTTATGTATTATTCATAGGAAAACCGTCTACATCTAAAACAGCAACAGCTATAAAGATTGCTTCTAATATTGTAAGAAAATTCGATAATGGATTAGTAATACATTTTGACTTAGAGCAAGCTTTAAATTATTCAAGAATACAAGCTCTTACAAGGATACCAATGAATGAATTGGAGAGTAAATATATTCTAAGACAGGAAGATTGTACTCTTGAAAATATGAAATCAACTATCATGAGATTATATAACGAGAAAGTTAATAATCCAAATGATTACATGTATAATACAGGATTAAAGAATGAATTCGGAGAAGAGATTCAAGCGTTTGTTCCTACTGTATTAATACTCGATTCTATTGCTACTATCACTATGAGTATAGATGGTAGTGAGGCTAAGAAGTTAGAGAAGCTTGAAGAGATTTCATCTCAGACAGATAGAATGAGATTGACTGGTGAGATTGGTAGATTCTTCAATGAAATTCTCTCGTATTTGAGAAAAGCAAATATAACTTTAATTGCTATTAACCAGATTAAAACTAACCCTCAAATGGGTATAGTTAAGAGTCCTGCGGAGATATTGGGTATGAAGCAGGACGAGACCCTTGGAATAAAACAAGATATATATGTAATTTTAGTCTTAACACATATTGTTAGAATCCAAAATTACATTACCTGGTGGGGGTCTATAAACCTCTTTAACTGCTGGGACGTCTTCAGAGCTTTAAGTACCATAGTGTAATAATCTTAGAGATTAGACAATCAGCAGCCAAGCTAGTAACGGATTCCAAATATATTAATATAATAAGGAGAATTTATACAGTGGCTAAAAAGAAGAAAACTTTAAAGTCGATGTTAGAAGATCAGAACTTACTAAACGATATTACTATACCAGAGTCCGAAAGATTACCATACGAAATATTTTTAGAAATAACCAATTATGCTGTAAAAGATATATTACCAAAATCCTACTACATATCTAATTATTCGAGAGTATATAGTAAGATAACAAATAAAATATTAAAAATAGTATATCCAAAGAACCCAGATATAGCATACCCAACATTTTCAGCCAAAACAATTAATGGAAAAACTAGTAAAGTGCTATTACATAGAGCATTAATGCTAGTATTTTATCCAGACCATGATCCAAAATATAATATAGTAAATCATAAGGATGGTAATAAACGTGCATCATTTTTACCAAACTTAGAATTTACCGATAGTAAGGGTAATTCAACACATGCTAGAGACACTGGATTATTACATCCAGCATATGGCGAGAATCACTGTTGTGCAAAGATTACAGAAGATCAATGTAGAGAAATATGTTCTATGTTAGAGAGTATGCTTTATACTACGGTGGATATCTCAAAGAAAATGAATGTATCTGAATCGATAATAACTAGTATTAAACTTGGTAATGCGTGGAAACATATTGTGAAAGATTATAATATACCAAAAGGTAAAAGGATTAGATATTCTAAACACTTTACAAATGATGAAATATACAAGTTGTGTGAATATTTTCAATCTAATCCAAAGGATGATAATGAGACAATTATGGGGTATGTTAGAAGAGCATTAAGTGATAATGAGTTAGAAGAAAATAATAGTAGATTGGATGGTTGTAGAAAATTGTATCGAAAGCAGGTATGGAAATGTGTATGGTGTAATTTTAATTACTAGAAGGTTCAACGACTAGGGAAAGGCTAAGTATAATACTTAGAACCGAGTAGGTCCAATTATAGGACGAAATGTAGGTGAGATAACATCAATAAACCGAAACGGGAGGCTTCTCTAATTTATTAGGGATGAAGATATAGTCTGGCTACACAGAGATGTGATAGGTTATGCCCAGGTGGTAACACTCCTAAATTTTTAGCCCATATTTTATTAAAATTTGTGGCTATTGGTGGGGAGAAATATAATGAAGAAGATGAAGGATTTAATGGCTTTAAAGTTAAAGTAGAAATTATCAAATCAAGAGTATCGGCGGCATTAAAAAATGTAGAGCTTATTTATAATTCTAATTCTGGTATTGATATGGTTAGGTCTACCGTAGCGTATGCAAAAGATATGGGATTGATAGGTGGTAATAAGAATGCTTACTACTTCTTATCAGATAAAGATGAGAAATTTACTCTAGCAAATATGCCAGAGGATTTCAAAAATAATCCTAAGTTATTCAAGATAATGAAGGATAATGTAATTCCTCTGTTAGAGAAAAACTTATCGGGTATAAAACCTGAAGAGATGGAGATTGCTGAAGAGGAATTGAACTTCTACGATTTATAAACAGGCAAACTATATTTTAGCCTCTAACTCATATATTATCTGTTAGAGGCTAAAAGAAAGTAGAAAGGAATGTAAAATAAGTGAATGTTAATGACACCTTAATAGGTTCTATTTATACATTAAAAGATGCTTCATCAACATCTGACCATGGACACAATTACATCATAATATCAAATAATAGAAATATAAATAAATTTGTACAGGCAATGCCAATAACTTCTATGAAGAATAAGAAAGTAACAATAGAAGTTCCTATTGAATTAAGTAATTCAATGATATCTTATATAATGCCTTATAATATACAGACATTCACGAATACAGAATTACAGATAGGAAAGTTTAGAGGAGTTATTTCTGATACAGATTATATTACCAGTAAAGAATTTATTAATCTATTAATGGATATATATTTGATGGAAACCAATATAGGTGATGTTGATAGAATTAAAGTAATGAAGGACTATAAAGAATATTGTGATAAGTTCTGGAAATATCATAATAGTAAAAATGAATATAGAAATAATAACGTAACAAGTAAAGATGATATAGACTATATATACAAACCATTATCACAATGGACAGATGATGAATTAAAGTTATATCTAAATAATATTGATAATGATAATCCTGAATATTCTTATAAGAGTTTAGGATTTCATAATATAAAAGAAATTGTGCAATTTAATTTTCAAGTAAGAAAGGAAAAGAAGAATAGGGAATATAAAGCGAGGTATATAATTAAGTAGCAATTTGAAAGGGGTTTAGAGATGGCAAATATAAAGAAGTTTTCACTGATTGATTCTTTAAAGAAAGCGAATGCAGAATTAACTGGTTCACCTTCTTTATTGGGAATAACAGCTCTTACATATCCAAATTATGTAAGTTCTATGAGAGCAAATATGTTTACTAGTCATATAAAACAATGTATGACATTACTTCATCCTGATGTACCTTATCTATTTACTCATAACGAGAATGTAGTAGGTAAGTATTCATCTGGATATAAACAAGCAAAGACAGACCTTGAAGTATACAGGAAAATCTATAAATATGGAGATATATTAGAGAATCCATTTGTATATGAAATGATTGTATACGATAAAGATAAAAATGAATATGATGTAGTTCATAGAAAGAGTCATGAGGATTTAACAGAAGCATTTGGTTATAAATATAATAATGACTTTATTGATAATCTTGAAGAAGGAGATATTATTAATAAAGGAGATATATTATACAAATCAAGTTCTTATGATAATTATATGAATTATGGATATGGTAAGAATGTAACTGTAGCATATTCATTCGATGCATTCTCATCAGAAGATGCAGCAATAGCTTCAGAATCAGCTTGTGAGTTATTTGCATCTATAGATTCAGAAGTAGTAAGTATTAATCTTAATAATAATGATTACTTACTTAATCTATATGGAGATAAGAAGCATTATAAAGTACTTCCTGATATAGGAGAATACTGTTCAGGAAGAATAGCAGTAGGAAGAAGATTATTTAATAAGCAGACTTTATTTGATTTTAAATCAGATATGCTTACTACAATTCTTGATTCAGATAATGTATATTATATTGGTAATAATAGTAGAGTAGTAGATATTACTATTTTTAATAATGCTGAAGAAAGACATGATAATCCTTTCTATGACCAGATTAATAAATATATTGATTCACAGAATAAATTCTATTATGAGATAATAGAAACTGTAGAAGAAATAGTTGAGAATGGTGGTCAGTGTTCCAATGAATTAGATTATCTCTATAAGAGAGCTTTAGAGATGGTTGATACTGATAAGAAATGGAGAGAGAAAGATTCTGTTTATGATAACCTCAGTATTAAGGTTACTATAATGAGAAAAGCTCCATTAACAAAAGGTAGTAAGGTAACTGGTAGATATGGTAATAAATCAGTTATAGCTACTATAAGAAAAGATGAAGATATGCCATATACTGAAGATGGTAGAAGAGTAGATTTAATACTTAATATGTTAGGTATTATTAATAGAACTACTGCAATGCCATTGTATGAGATGTTTATTAATTCAGCATCTCATAAGATAAGAGAAAAGATGAATACTTTATCTACTCTTAAAGAAAAAGAGAAGTTATTATTTGATTACATAAATATCTGGAATGAAGACCAGTATAGTGAAATGTATTCATATTATAAAAGTCTTAGTAAGAAAGATAAAGAATCTTATATAGATGATGCTATCAATGATGGTATTTATATTAAACAGACTCCACTATGGGAAACAAAACCAATATTCTATAGATGTCTTGATTTAATGAAGAAATATCCATTTATTAAGAGAGACCAAATGTATATCAAGAAATGGGGTAAACTTCATAAAGTATTAACTCCTACAGTAGTAGGTGAGATGTATTGTATGAAGTTAAAGCATTCAGATAAGAGAGGATTCTCTGCAAGAAGTACAGGAGCAATAGATGATAAAGGCTTACCATCAAGAAGTTTTAAATCTAAAGCTCATTTGGAAAAAGCTTCTTCATCTTGTATAAGATTTGGAGAGTTTGAAACTCTTAATTTCTCTATAGGTGTATTGCCAGAAGATTTAGCTGTATTCCATGCACTATACAGAACTTCTATTAAAGGTAGAAGAGATATAGTGATGTCTATGTTTGATGAAGAAGGAATTAGAAGTGTTGATGATAGATATACTTCTAGAGTAGCTGAAATCTTTAATGTGACTCTTAAAGAATTAGGAGTCAGTATTGATTTCTTAGAAGATGATTATATTGGACCTATTAATGACACTAATTTAGTAACTCATAATCTTAATGGTAAAACTATTCTTTGTAGTGACTATAAGTTCTTTATAATAGAAAGAATTGATGAGATAGTTAAAGATATCTATTCAGTAGAACCTGTTATAACAGAACCAGAATTAAAAGCAAAGATAATTGATAAATTGGAGAATACTAAATATTTAGTAGGACCAACTCAAGAAGAGTTAAAGAAATTAGATATTGATGATATGATTAGTTTCGTATTGAAATAATAAAATTAACTAGAGATAAGATATTTAATCTTATCTCTAGTTATTATTTAAAAATTAAATGAATTATAGAAGTCATTGACTTTTTTTACTGTGTTTGGATTAATGTTTGCATATATCACATTATTCTCATCTCTGATAATTGTGTGTTTTCTCTTAGAATCAAATCCAACTATATTTGAGAAATTTAAATCAAATGCTTCCATTATCGCTTCTACATTAGAATCCTTATTAGCTTCTTCAAGAATCTCTTTTAACGGAATAGTCATTCCATTTATTACGTCTGTAGGTGATACAGATTCTGTAAATGATTTAAGAGTAACTTTTGGAGCTGAAGTAGCGTGTGCTATTGCGTGTGATGGGAACCATGGTGCATCATATGTAATAAGTCTTTTCATCATTACATAAGGTTTACCACCTTTATTTACCATCTGAGCTATTGCTCTAGCAGAGAACTGAGGTATCCATCCAGCGAGAACTTCCTTACCAAACCCTTCACCAACAGCTCCTTGAGCTGACTGTATCTTAGCAGTTAATACATTACCAACTAATTTAGGTTCCATTATTTTAAATGCTCTCTTCTCTGGTGGAACATCTTGTATTCTTTCAGCAGATAGTTTTTCATCTGTAGTAGTAGGCATTGGGTGTGCAAATTCTCCGAACCAACCACCTGTCTTTAACAGTGATTGTATTTTTTCACTTTTAATGCACTCCATTACATTACTAGCATCATAGTATCTCTTATTTCTATTTTCTACATCAAAGTCCTGAAGATTAGTCTCAAATGTAACATAAAATAAATCAGCTGATTTATTGGTATTCATGTTAGACACTCTAGGATTATCAGAAACGCTTTCGGATATATACATAAATCCCATTGGATTACAGTTATCTATCATATCGTAAATCGCCTTTCTTAATATATTCATTTATATTAGTGTTAAAATTACCGATGAATTACTGTACTAAAGAGATATTATTATTAAACTGAGATGCTCTATCAAGTAATTTGATAATGGCTTCATCAGTAATATACTTCATGATATAATCTTCATTTACTACTAAATTACCACTAATAAAATTTTCTTCTTTATTAATAGCAGTAAATATATTAGTAGCAATAGAAGATGCATCTTCATCAAGTTTCCTTAACTCATACTTAGAGTTTATCTTACTAAGAGAAGTAAATTTATTATTAATCTCATTATCTGTTAATACATTAATAAGATTAATCAATCTAACAGTTGCTTCTATCTTATCCAAATAATCTAATTCTTTTGCTACTGGTTTCAGTTCTTCTTTCATTCTATTGAATTCAATAAACTTTAATTCTTCATTAAATTTACCTGCAAGAGATGCAAGTAATATAATTAAATTGAGTAGTACAAAGATACCCACTACCAGATACATAATAGTCATAATATTATAAAAAATATTCATAATAACCACCTTTACTTTTTTATAGTTTATAAACCAGTTTCTTCTATATTTAACCATATAACAGGATTTTAAATACTAAAGTAAGGAAGATGATAATTATGATGAAAGATTATTTTTGCTTAATACCAAAAGAGCAATTAAAGAAAGAACCAGGTAATACTGGTTGGAGATATGCTAAAGAACATAAAACAGAATGGGTTGATGCCTCATCAATATTCCCAGAGAATATACCAAATTGTAATTATAACCCTGGAATGAATTTCTTTGTAAAAGGAGATAAGGTATATGATATAGTAAAGATGTATGCTAGTATGGATGATAACGCTACAGTACATATTTGCTATGAAGTAGAAAATGCTTCTGATGTAATAGAATAAAGAGTATATTAAGTTAATACACTTATATATTATTTTTGTGTAACAGCCAGATATGCTAAAGGTTAGGTATCATTGGTTGGGGTTTCTGTGTACTGATATTTACAGCATGTTGTGATTGAGATTACAACATGGGTGCAGTTACCTTTATGCACGCTGAGCTAACCATTAAGCCTCAGTGAACTTTCCCATATTTGGTCAGATTCCAAATATGGTGAAACGTCTTGGTGAGTTATTCAATTTAGAATAACTCACCAAGATTAATTTTTTTTATTTTCCTAATATTTCATTAAGGGGCTTATAAAGGTAATCTTTTATATCATTGCTATTTATTTCCTTATTATAGGTAATACTAATAAATCTACTTGTCTTATCTTCCAATGGAAGACTCTTATCAAATATAAATGAATATAATTGATTAGTCTCATTGACTTTTTCTTTTTGGATTTTTCTTTTCTCATCTATATATCCATTTACTATTTCAACTTTAATATTTTTATTAGTCTTCAGACTTTCCTTGATATAATTGATTGTCGATTCAGGCTGTTCAATATTTGACGGAATATTAAACACCACTCTTATATTATCATAAGCTTCCCTTTTAATCATATTGTTAAAACCATCAATAGATTCTTTTAATTTATTTTCATCAGTAAATACTTCATTATTATAACCAATTCTTATTGTCTTATAATCTTTGGCTATTGTATTCTCTATATGCTTATGTGAATACTTTTCTTTTTCTGTATCTACATTAATTTCATAAAAACCTTTTCTTCCCTCTTCTCCATATCTCCACCTACTAAAACTTCCTATAGAGAAAAATTTATCATCAGTTTCTATATTGATATGATAATGACCAAAGTATACCTCTCCTTTACATACTTTATCTAATTCTGCTGTAGTAAATACTTTAGTTCTTTTTCTTTTATCATCTGATTTATTATCTATATGAACTGATAAATCAGACATTACTTCTCTAATAACTCCGTGTCCAAATACATAATCATATTTATCTCTATTAGATAATAATTCTTTATAATAATCATCAATATTATTAAGATGCTCTTCAGGAAGATACAAAATATTCAATTCTGGTAATAATTCTTCTTCTGAAGCAAACTTAACTACTTTTACATTATCATATATTTTCATTACTGACATTATATCATATTGATTACATTCATGAGATTCTGTTCCATATACAAATCTCAATGGTATATTTTTTTCTTTACATACTGTAATTAAATCTTTTAACATACGATAAGCCATCTTAGCTGAATTATCATTTAAATAAAATTTGTGGTCAAAGAAATCACCACATACTATAATAAAATTTACATCTTTATCTTTTTTTATTCTATTAATAAAAAGCTCTGTATACTCATTATATAAAGCTTCTAAATCAAATGCTCCTACATGAATATCAGAGATTACATATCCTTTATATTTCATAAAATATTCCTATTCTATTCATAATTATTATATTTACAGTTATAGGAAAAATCATAAAAAACACTGGTATAACCTAGGATTTAGTCGAAGAAAGGAGGTAGTATGGCATCTTCAAGTAGGATTGATTATATTGATAGTAGTAATAATTCTGTTAAAGGAATGGCTGCTGGTAAAGCAGATACTAAAAGCTTATCTTTTGATGTCCAATCTAACTCTATAGGGACATATTGGTCCCCAAATAAATTTATACAGATACCTGGTGGAGAACCTGCTACTGTACCATTAGACCAATTAGTTAGTCAAATGAACAAGTCAGTTTTCTTACCAAGTGATAATCAAACACACCATAATATCCTTGAAACAAGTTCCAAGTTTTATAATAGATATAAATTACCTAATCCTAATGTACCATTACAGAGAGGATTTGGTCATGTATTCTTTGTACGACCATCGTGTAATATATTAGATGAGCAATATCATTTGTTAGAAGAATTAAAAGGAGAAGAAGAGTTTAGACATATAGCAGAAGCATCACCATGGGTTTTAAGAAACCTTGTAGCTAATAATGGACAAAACCATGATTTTATGTTATTATTGTCAAACTTTGCTAATTCATTTTCTTTATCCGATGAGACTCTTGCTACTAATACATACGGTCAATCATATACAGGATTTAAAGTAACATATGGTAAGAGTTCATTTAAACTCTTACCATATGTTACTTTAAATCCTGTATATGATTGACCGTATGT